AGCTTTTCCTCTGAATCCATCAGATAAAGTAGCTTCTTCTTTGATGATTGCATCTAAGTCTTCGTCAAAGTCAATTGCTTCCACCTTAGCTTTTGCTTTAGGCTCAGGCATTTTACCTTTAACTGCGTTTTCTGCTTCTTTTTCTGTTTTAACTTCAGGGGATACACCGTCAATTTCCATAACTTGTGCATATAGCTCTTTCGCTTCTCCACTTTTCATTTTTTTCATCATATCAACTGTTGCTTGAATGACTGCAGCTTTAGTTTTAGGAATTTCAACTTGTTTGACTTCAGATTCGTTATATTCTTTAACTTCCTCTTCATCTTCCTCGTCTTCAGTTTCCTTTACTTCTTCTTCGTCATCTTCGTGCTTGCCCTCATACTTTTTTCCAGACTTGACTTCTTCTTTGTCGTCTTCGTCTTTCTTCATAGCATGAGCGTCCTCGTCTAAATTCTCATTTTCAACGAGCTCTAGCTCTTCAACAGAATCTACGATGTCATTATTGTGAATGTCGTCTGACATAATAGTCTCCCTATATTTTTGAGTTTATTTTAGAGAGGAAATTTTTAAACGCTCTTATTTCAGCTTCATGTAAATCCTTACGTGGAGCACGTTTAATTTCAGTCTCAATTACTTCAATATCTTGTTGACGAATTAGCCCATTATCCCATACCCATTCAACACCTTCCATAACTCCATTTACAAAAGCACTTGGAGCACTTGGGTCTTGAACAATATCTATAGTAGATAACATAAAGTCATCTCCCACATATTGAGCGCCATTCTTCGATACAAGACTTCCCATACCACGACTTGAAACACCAAGCTTAACTCCACCTTCGAGAAGTCCTTCGACTATTTTTCCCATTGGGGTTTTAAGTATTGATGCCTTTCCTACAACATCATTTCCTTGCCAGTGCAAATCATTGATTTTGTGTGAAACTTTATCTAGGTTTACTGTTGGTCCTTCTGGATGATTTAACTCTCCAACAGCTCTTCCTGTTTTAACTTGTTCGGTAATATATTTTTCTACAGCCTTTTCAAGACCTTCTTTTTTGTAGATACGACCGTTTCTGTTCTTTTTTTCTGATTGCATGAACACGCCTTCAATGAAGTAATTTTTTTCTCCATTCTTTTTCTGTTCTGCAATAACTTCTAAATTATTTTCTACGTATTCTGTTATTAATTTCATTTAAATACCTAGTTTAGAGGAATTATTCCTCTTCTTGTTGTTCTTCGGCTTTACGCTGAATCATACCTGATGCTATTTCTATTTTTTTAGCATCAAGTGCAGCTGTCATTTTATCAGCCATAACAGTATTAAACTGTTTACTAGCTTTCACATTATTGCCATCTTTAATGTTTAATATCAAATCATCTACGTTCATAGTTTTTCAATCCTTGTTTATATATTTATAAAATTATCTTTCCCACTAATCATTCCAACGTGGGTCCTCACCATCAGGTGGAGCATTTTGTCCATCTTTGGTTTCCTGGTCGATTTGTTTTTGAATTTCTTCAATTTCATCGTCAGTTTGTCGTAATACGTTTTTACGTATCCATTCATTTGAAATATATTTGCCTACATATTCATCTAAGCTTCCTAACATTTCAAATCTTTCTCTTAACATTTCTGATTGTTTAAGTTCAGAAAAGTAGTTATCTTCAATAAAATTGAATACTATTGATTCTTTCCATTCTTTCCAATCAGATTCGGTAATAATACCTTTCAATAAAAGCTGAGTTTTAAGTAATTGCATAAACAAATCAGAGAATCTTTTTCTTAATCTGTCTATGAACTTCTTAAACTTTACTTCGTCTCTTGTAATCTCAGATGTTCTTCCAAGACTGAATTGAGCTTCTTGTTCTAATCTATTAACTGGAACATTCAATGACTTATACAATTTCTTCTGGAAATATATAATATCATCTATTTGTCCTAAGTTTTCGCCGCCTGGTAGCGTGGTGATTTCAGTTCCTCTTCCACCTTCTCTTCGTGGTAAGAAGAAATCTTCCAACATACTCATATGTTTTCTGTCGTCTTTGATATCACCAGTCTTTGCATCATATACCAATTTGTTTCTATATTGATTCATAATACCTCTTAGGTATTCTTCAGCCTTACCTTTAGGTAAGTTACCAACATCAATATAAAATATCCTACGTTCTGGGGCACGTGATATTCTGTATATAACCAATGAATCTTCCATCATTCTAAGTTGATTTACTGGTTTTAATGCTTTATGTAAATAAGATAGAATTCTTTTTCTACCTGGGTCCATTACACCCGATGTACAATATGCAATTGCATCAGGATATATTTTTAAACCTTGTTCTGCGCCATTCATTGTCTTATCTTGAAATAAGAAAAACTCATCTACTTTTTCGATAAGTTTTGCGCCTGTCTTAGGGTCTTGCTTTTCCTCAATCTCTTTAACTTTTCTTAGTTTAGTTGGGTCAATATACCTAAGTTCTTTTATTCCTTTTTTAGGACTACCTTTATCAATAATAATATGATACGGTAATCTACCATCAATATACCATTTTCGATATATATCATGAGCATATGCATTAAAATTTAATAACTTTAATACTTCGTCAAACTCATTCTTGATAGTTTCTTTCATCTTATCAGATATATCAAGTTCATCCATTATAATATCTACTGGAGATTCATCATGGTCTCCTACTATTGATTCATTTACTATATCCTCAATAGCAGCATCGCATTCTGGTTGAGCTGCGATATCTCTATATTTTAAAATTAAATCGACTTCATTTTTGACCTTATCGCCGTCCATGTCGATATACGCACCAAAGTGACCTCCGGCCTGTATAACACCCGAACCATCTTCATCAGTCTTAGGTACAAAAGAAGGCAACTCTTTTTGAGTTGTTTTCTTTTTAATTTCAAATCCAAATAATTCTGCCATTTTTCCTCACTAAAATAGAGGGGACATTTCATCCCCTCTAATAATATTTATAAACCTACGAAGTAGTGTCTGATTCCCAGTATTGTACCTGGAATTCAACAGTGAACTCTTCTATAGTATTTTCTGAATCATAACTTACTTCTATCTCAGAAATATTACTTGGAAATATACCTCTAAAGTTATATGTCTTTGTAACTTCTCCAGCTTTATTCAATTGCTCAACAATTGCATCAGCTTGATAGTCAGTAGGATTAGATAATCCTGTATTTAAGTTATTATTGTTAATACCATTACTCCAACGTTCCATAGCATTCCTAACCTCGAAACCAACATCGTTAATGATAGTTACGTTCCAAGGGTCAAATGTTCTGTCACCAGCAATTTGCAATGTTCTACCTCTGAATAATACAGGGATAGGTGCAATTATTGATGCAGGCATTTGAGCTGTTTTACACATAAATGATGCAAGTTCTACATCACCTTGTGCATAACTAGGAAAGTTCAAAGTGACTTTGAATAAGTTAGCTCTTGCTCCACCGCCTACTAGTTTTGATTTAAAATCGTCTACGCCTAATATTGCCATGTCTTATCCTCCTAAGAACCTGAAATCTCGGAGAATTCTACTCCGGACCTAGTTGCCACAAAACTAAGTGATATAAAGTTAATACTTCTTGCAGGCTTGACAAAAATGTCAGCTACAAATTTATTACCATCTATCACTGCTTGTGTGTTGTTGGTGTTATCACAAACTACTAAAAAGTCTGTAAGTCCACGTCTACCTTTGACGTCTCTTAAGAACGGTTCAACTAAATTTCTGAACTGTGCTCTTGTAAATTCGTCGTTAAATTCAAATAGTTGTGCTTTTGCAGCAGTACTAATTGCTTTTTCTAATGTAATGAAAAGTCTTCTTACGTTAATTCTGTCGAATGATGAAGGTCTGCTTAATAAAGTTTTGTCACCAAATAATATTGTACCTTGTCCAGGTAATGATACTATTGGATTAACTCTTGCTTTATAAAGTGTATCTCTATCTGCTTTCTTCGGGTTAAACGCTAACTTAGTTACTCCTAAAAGTTGACCTCTGTTTACACCTGCTGGTGAGAACCATGCATCTGCCACGTTATCTGTGTTAGCGCATAATCCTGCTTGGTGACCTGCAGCTCCAATCCATCTGTATACATCGTTATATTTGTCATATACATAAAGAGCTGTTGAATCACATGAAGCATAAGAAGATGAAGTTAAACCATCTGCAAATGTTTTAACATCTGCTGCTGGTGTTGAACTACCTACTGTGTCTTCAATTGGAGGTGATACAAATGCCATACAATCTTTTCTAGAACTTGCAATTGATATTAAATCTTCTGCAATTGCTTCTTCGCCATTAGCGTCAGGAGCTGCAAAAAGTAAATTAACATCTTCAGTTTCTGAATCTTCTAAAAGGTCGAAACCTAATGCAATTTCTCCAGTTGTAGGAGCGTTATCGTCTGAGCCACCTGAAAGTGAACTCTCTAAAGTTGTTGTGCTAGTAACAAAAGTAGTATTAGCTGATACAGTTTCACCTGCATCTGTTAAGTTAGAATCATGAGCTGCCCAATATACATACGCAGATTGTTGATTAATAACATCTTTGTAGTAATTAGATGAACCATCAGATTTCTTAGCATCAGATGCTTGAGAAAGATATCCAAATGATTCTAATACAGTTCCAACTTCACCAGAAATAGCGCCATCTTCATCAATAACGACGACATGTACTTCGTCAGCTGCTGATGTTTTTCCTAGATTTGATGCATACTCGGAAGTTCCTGGTATAGAATCAAAAATGCTAGAATATAAGTATTTAGTTGCGTCACTGCTTGTTAAGTACTGTATAGTACTAAAATTAGAAACACTGGCTGTCACTAAACCTACTTTTATGCTATTACCTAATACACCTGGATGTTTTGCAATCCAGCTACCAACACTCAAACTAGAATTATCATAATCTTCATC